CGCCCATCCTGCACACTCTCTAGGCCGCCTTTCCCACTAGTCGCGAGACATACGGCACGGCATCCAACCGAACTAGCGCGGCACACGTTCCACCCGCCGGTAGATGCCGGCGACAGTGAGAGCCCGTAGGCGTTGCTCTTGTCGAGCTTTACGTTGTTATCTGGCGCCGTCAGTAGGTCCGCGGTTAGCGGTTCGAATCCGACCGCGACGCGTTCCCGAATCATTGCGTCGCGCCATGCCACACGATCCTCCCCCGTTAGAGGATGAATCGGATATCCGCCGGCCGGCATCGCGGCCAATAGGTGACGCTCGAGATCCTTAGCCATGAATAGCCACCAATACAGAATGGCCGACAGCGTCGCCGGCATCGTCCAACCGTTCCGCCAGAATGCCGGCGACCTTGTACCACGCGTCCGCCCGAACCGAATCCGCCGACGAATAGCACAGACCCGTCCGACCTAACGGCCCCTGGACACTGTGCAGACCATCGCCGGCCAACAATGCCGCAACCTCACGGTGCTGCCCGTCCACAATCCTGGCGCCCGTCGTCAGGCACAACGCGTAGCCATCATCATCATGGCAATCGCACGCTGTGAAGCATGTCGAAACGCCGTATTCGTTCGACAGAATCGCACACTCATTCTCGAATGCCATTTCGTAGGCGTCCTCGACAGCGTCGGCATCGTCGTAGTCAGGTTCCTCGTCATGGCCGCACATATAGGCGTCAAGCTGTACGCCCGAACGCCACTCGTCGCGCAAATCCTCGACTGTCGACCCCGACCAATCGCGGCCGGCGTGATCATTCTCATGGTCATGCAAATGCAGGATCAACGCCCTATAGGTGATCCGTTCGTCTTCCATTCCTACCCTTTCTGCCGGCGACCATCGCCGGCATCCATGGATCACATTACACGATGGGGACACACTGTCAACAACCCGTCCAATAGACCCACACGACAACCGACCACACGACAACCGACCCGCCTATGGGTTACGCGTCGCCGGCGCCCGTTCGCGGCCCGTCGCGGCGCCTAGTCGCGGCCATGCATCAGATATGCAGGATGCAACGGCCACCAGGTCCGATAGGGGAGCAGCTTAGGCCAGTAATGGCAACGATTCTGCCGGCTATCGTTCTCGGATCGCCCTATGCACGATTCTGCATGATCTATGCACGATCCCAGGGTAGGGGACCCCCCGATCACTGTATTTGCAACGATTCGCTGTCAAGATAATGCGGGTTATCTTTACAAGACGGCAGATCGACAGGGAACCACTCCCCTACCGACAGACGACCGGCTCGCACACGGGCGAGCGCCTGTCCGCCCGACCCACCCCCCGCGGGGGCGGGGGGCTACGCGTACCTATATGTATAGATATCTATCTGTGGTGCGTGACCCAGCTGAGATCGGTTGGCATACTGTCAACTTCGGGGAGGGTCTTCGGGTGCTTTGCCCTCCATGTGGGCAAGTATGTATCTGATGACACCCGTCGTGTGTCGGGTGTCTATCTGATATCTGATAGCCCCCCTACTGTCGTCCCGTAGTGTCCCACATGGGACGGCTATGTTTAGTAGTGGAGGTGTTGACATGCCGCAGAATGGTGGTGGTCGGGGCTGGACGGTGTCTGAGACCGGCGAGAAGGAGATGCCTGAGCTTTGGGGCGAGTTGTTGGAGTGGTTGCTTCTGGGGCCTGAGCGGAGTCCGCGTACTCAGAAGGAGTGGGCGGAGGGTCGTGACATTCATGTTGATTCGTTGCGGCGCATTAAGCGTGATCCGAGGTTTGTGAAGGAGTGGGATCGTCGTTGCGCCGAGTTGAACATTCATCCTGAGCGCACCCAGTCGGTGATCGATTCGTTGTTTAAGCAGGCGGCTGATGGGGATGTGAAGGCTGCTTCTCTGTATTTGCAGTACATCGACAAGTTCACGCCGAAGCGGCGTGTCGTTGTCGATGATGAGCGTGCTGCTTCTGGTTTGTCGGATGCGGAGCTGGCTGACGAGTTGGAGGCTTTGGTCGCCGAGTTTCGGGTCGATGACGTTGCGGAGGAGTCGTGAGCGGGTCGGGTTGGTTGCCGTATGCTGAGGAGCGTGCCGAGGCCCGTTTTGATTCTGATGGCGATCAGGTGTGGCGTGAGGAGGCGTTTGGTGAGCGTCCTGTGTTGGGTCCGTGGGGCGATCCGTTTCATGGCCCTGGTTCCGATGAGGTGTTGGAGTGCGGCGTTGAGACTCCTGAGGTGTGCGAGTCGTGTCAGTGAGGGAGTGGGTGTTGGCCGCAACGGTGACGGCGGCGTTTATGTGTATAGCGTTCCTGGTTTGGGGTTTGGGTCGGACGTTACAATCGTTGTTCGATTAAATGGGCAGGATCACTAGGTTTGTTGTGGCTGTGACGGGCTTGTTGGTGGCGGTTGGTACGTTGATTGGGACGATCAGCATGAATCTTGGTCGGTCGTCGCCGCCTGAGGGGGTTACCATTATTTTGAATAGCCCTGAGGCGTATGCTGAGTTCCTTGCGGATCATCCTGCGGGATGAGCCGTCTAGGTGAACTTCGCCAGGAAGCGGAGTGGCGCAAGTGTGTCCGTGACGAAGCCTACTTTCTTCGCAACTACTGGCATATAGCGCATCCCGCCCACGGCAGAATCCTGTTTGATTTGCGGGACGCCCAGGCTTTCGCTTTAAACCATTGGGATAACAACCGTTATTCGTTGACGTTGAAAGCCCGCCAGATCGGCTGGACGACCCTGGTGGCCGCCCACCAGTTCTGGCTGGCGTTCTTTCACCCAGATCAGAACATCATCGACCTGTCCCGCACCGAGCGGGAATCGGTGTTGTTGTTGAAGAAGTCAAAGTACGGGTTTCAGCATCTGCCGAAATGGATGGTGAATCGTGGCCCGAAGTCCCTGATCGAGCATCAGCAGAGAATGGGGTTCGGAAATGGTAGCCAGATTACTTCGATGCCTTCGGCATCCGATCCTGCTCGAGGCGAGTCGGCTACGCTGGTTGTGGTTGACGAATGGGCGTTCCTGCCGAACCCTGAAGAAGCGTGGGCTTCCATAGAGCCGGTCGCTGATGTGGGCGGTCGGATCATCGGACTGTCGACCGCCAACGGGTCAGGGAACTTCTTTCACGAACTTTGGGTTGGTGCCACGACAGGCAACAACAAGTTTGAATCAATGTTCTTTCCGTGGTCGGCGACCGAAGACCGCGGGCCGGCATGGTACGAAGAGAAGCAGCAATCGATGCTGCCGTGGCAGCTCGCACAGGAATACCCCACAACCCCCGAGGAAGCGTTCGTCAAGTCAGGCAACCCCGTGTTCGACTTGGACCTGTTGGAAGAGATGAAACGCCATGTCCGGTTTGGCGAGTCGGGGTATTTGCATAAGGTGTCTTCGATGGCTGTGGAGTTTCGGCGATGAGTTTGGAGGTGTGGGTTCATCCTGATCCGCAGCACGGCTATGTGATGGGGGTGGATACGGCTGAGGGTTTGGGGCATGGCGACTATTCGTGTGCTCATGTTCTGGATTTGAACACGGGCGAGCTGGTTGCTGCGTGGCATGGGCACATTCCGCCTGATGCGTTGGCGGACGAGGTGTTGTCTTTGGGTTTGTGGTATCGGGATGCTTTGTGTTGCGTGGAGGCCAATAACCACGGGTTGACGACGATTACGCAGTTGCGGCAGTTGGGGTATCCGAATCTGTTTCGGCGTCGTTCGTTGAACCAGGCAACGTCGAAGGTGTCTCAGGAGTTTGGGTGGAAGACGACTCGGACGACGAAGCCGTTGATGATCGACGATTTGGGTATGGCGTTGCGGAATGGCGAGTTGACGATTTATGACCGTCATACGATTGCGGAGTTGCGGACGTTTGTCCGCAACGAGCGGGGGTCGATGTCTGGGTCTCCTTACGATGATCGTGTGATTGCTTTGGCTTTGGCGAATCAGATGCGTAAGTACGCTTTTGCGCCTGAGTACGTTCAGAAGGTTGACGATTACTGGACTGTGGACTGGTTTGCCCGTCAGGCGCAGCGCGATTCTGCTGTTGGGCCTGATTTGCGGATCGGGGGGAACACGGTGCGTGGGACACCCCTTCGTTCTAAGTAGGGAATCCCTCTAGCATGGAGTAATCGAACTATGGCGAGATTCGTTTCGCACACTTCCGCATCGCAGACTGTTGATGGCGCGAAGGGTCAGAACAACAAGATGGAGCGTGGCGGTTCTGTCGTCGCTAACCCGATTTGGGAGCCTGCTGCTCCGCAGTCCCCGAAGCAGCGTTTCGGCGACCCGAAGTATGCCAGTCAGACTGGCGGCTACGGGGAGATCAGCGTGCGTGAAACGCCGGTCAACCAGCACGGCATCACCGGCAGGGTGGAGCCGGCAAAGCCTCAGCCCAACTTGAAGGGCCACAACGCTGCCCCACACACCAAGCGTCCGTAACTGTGGCGGTTCTGCCACCTGAGGCGACGTTTAAAGATTTTGTTTCATATACGGAATCTTTGCGGGGGCCTATGGAACCTGTGGCTCTTGAGGAGTTGTGGGAGTGGCGGAAGAAGCTCTTAGGGATTCGTTTTGACACTGGACGCGGTTTCCGCACCCAGTTGCCTGTGAGCGAGCAGCATTTGACCCGTGAGGAGCGGGGCCGCAAAGCGGAGGCTGAGGCTAAAGCTGCGGGACGCAATATCGAAAGGTTGCCTGACAAGGCGTATTTCTGATGGCTCGAAAAACTCGCAGCGAGTTGCTGAACGACTATGTCGAACGCATTGATCGTTCGCGTCGTTGGCGCGAACAGGAGGGCCTGGATGAAACGTGGTGGAGGCTAAACGACCTTTACCGTGGCCGCCATTGGCCGAGGACCACTACCGCCCAGCGTGATTTGATTGCCGTGAACCTGTCGTTTTCGACGGTGAACGTGATCGCTCCTTCGGTGTCGGTGAATCATCCGAAGATTGTCGTTTCGGCAAATGATCCCGAAAACAGCTCTAAGGCTGCTTCGGTTGAAGCGGTAGTGAACCATCTGTGGCGTCACCACGACTTTCGGACGCCGTTTCGTCGAGCCGTGAAGGATTTTCTGATCTTTGGTCACGGGTGGATCAAGGTGGGGTGGAAGTTCGTTGAGCAGGAAATGTCTCTGTCGGACGTTCAACGTCAGGATCTTCTCGACCAGGCGATAAACGAAGTCGATATGTTTGCTGCTGAAGCGCCGGCCTTTGCCGGCGGTTTGCCCACAGACGAAGAAGTGGCTGCGAACGTCCCACAGACGGCGATGATGGTCGTTGAGGACCAGCCGTTCGTGGAACGCGTTTCACCGTTCGATGTGTTCGTCGATCCTGAAGCGACCTGCATGGACGATGTCAGTTGGATCGCCCAGAGAATCATTCGTCCTTTGTCGGAAGCTCAGAACGACAAGCGGTACCGACCGTCGGTACGGAAGCAGTTGACGGCCGATGGGGGCGTGAACCCGATGTACGCGTCGCAGTACCTCGACAACAAGGAGTACCTGTTTGACGAGGAACGGGTCACGATCTGGGAGTACTACGACATCAGGTCAAACACGCTGTCGGTGTGGGGGGAAACCACAGACGAGTTTTTGATCAACCCGATTCCGATGCCTTACGCCTACGGTCAACCGTTCGTGATGCTTCGGAACTATGACGTTCCCGATTTCTTCTACCCGATAGGCGACCTGGAAGCCATCGAATCGCTGCAACTCGAGTTGGACAAGACTCGTTCGCAGCTGATGAACGACCGTAAACGGTACGCACGCAAGTACCTGTACCACGAAAGGTCGTTCGGCCCCGAGGGCCGTGAAGCCCTCGAGTCCGATGAGGATGGCCGCATGGTTCCCGTCGTTGACGAGAACAAGCCGTTGTCGGACGTTGTCGTTCCGATGCCGCAGGTGCCGATCTCTCCTGAGATCTACGCGTACAGCGACATTATTGAAACCGATAT